CACAGAAAACCATGCTGCAACATTGACCAAACATAAGCAGTACCCGTAGTTGTTGTAGGATATACCCAGCATTCAATTGTAAATGCTCCAGATTGGTCAAATGCGGTGCTATCGGGAATAGAAAGATACTGGCTTGTGCCATTAAAATGAATACTGCCATTGGTACCACCGCCAAAATAAGCTGGAGACCCAATTACTATTCCTTTACCAATTTTTATTCCTGGTCCGATAATCATATTGTTTCCTTAACTTAGCCTTATATGTATAATACCACCGGAATCATAATAAAATCCATTGATTGAAACTCCATGTGCTGCTGCAATAACATCATTAGCATAAGGGCCTGTAGGCACAGCAGTGTATATGGTATTACTAACAGGCTGATCCACAGTACCATAATCAACAATACCGCTTTCGTTGATGAAGACATTGCCGCCACCTTGTCCCGTAAATGCTGTTGTCTGAATTGTTTGGTCTGGAAATACTAATGTGCCAGGTAGATTGAAAGCTCCGTTAGCATCCAAAGTTGCAGAATATGAACCATTGGCCAAATTAGCAGTTGATACCACAATACTGTTAGCAAGATTAGCAACCTGATTTGCAGATGCCATCGCAGAACCACCAACAGTTATACCATCGTGAATCGTGATGACCTTATTGGTAGTATCAATAATAATTTCGCCATTAGCACCAACAAGGCTAGCAATTACATTGGCGGGGTATCGGCGGAATTGTAATGTTTTAGACATAATATTTACTTATTCAAATCCAGTAGACCAGCTTCACCTAATAAATCTTCTGTGTTGAGATAATTAGATGGTGTTAGGTTAATACCATTAGTGATTACAGGTGCAGTATTCATTTCAGCAATTGAAGTGACATAGGTATAATTATTATTGTTACCGGTAGCATCTGTTGGATTAGGTGTAATAATAACTTCAGCGAACTTCATTGGAGCAATCTGATAGGATGTAAATTGATAATTTGAATTGCTCACCATACCAACAATAGGCTGATTAGATACAAAGTTACCAGAGATGTTTGTTAGGTGCAGCTGGCCATTACCAAACTCAACTACTTTGCCGGTAGCCGTGGACATCTTAGCATTGTAACCTTGGTACACAATCTCACCAATTTGGTATTCACCAACACCTGTGTGTGCCATATTAAAGATAACTTTATCTTGTGGTGTAATCTCGTTATATATGTTAGTGATTGAAGTGTGAATCAATCCAGCAGAGGAGATTTGACCAAACACATAACCTTTGACAGTAAAGTTGAGCGTCCAGATAATTGTTCTAGTATCAGAATCTCTGGGACCTTCATATGTTGTTTCATGCGTGGTGCTATTTAACACCACAGGTATTTCTTTAACAATACCCATCTCAGGTACCAGATTTAATTTAATCGTGTAGTCTGGTGTAAAGTATGGCAGAATATGCTCAATGACTTGTGTGCCATCTTCAATGTTACGCACATAGAGATACAGATTAAAATCAAAATTGTATGGTACCGGATTATATTGTGATACGGTTCCACCGGTCGTCTGAGCAAAGCTTTTAAAATTGGTATTCTGTTTTCTAGTGGGATCGTAAGTAAGACCCACCATTTCAAAAGATAAGCGTGGTAATGTGAGCTGTACCTTTTTGTCCAGCGTAGGATCACCCTCAAGCCTTTGCACATAGAGTTCTTTAGGAGCGTAAGCAATAGGAACAATAAAGCGCTCGGCTTCCGTGTTATCAGGATTGTACCGAACTAATGTGATGTCATTGAATAGATTACCAAAGCCTACAACAAGCTTACGAACAATTCGGTTATATGTTACATTAGCCATTAAATACTTCCAAATGGGTTAGTTTCGGATAAATCCAAAATCTCGTTAGCAGAGGTGTTAATGTATTTGTTATCATACACCTCTTTATTAGCAGGAGCTTCCAACGGATCAAAGCTAGCCAACATATACTGAGCACCACTCAGCGTACCAACAATAGGAATATTATCAATGAATTCACCAGCAATATTGGTGACTGATAATGTATTTGATGATGGAATCCAAGACTGTACAATTGCAACTGCGGTAGCATTGGCTTGTGTCATGTCGGCAGCTTGATACACAACCTCTTGTAAATCATAGAAACCAATACCTTCACCAACATTAAGGTGCAATGTGTATGCTGAATCGGTAACCACAGAATCAATATCAGAAATACCAGTAGCAATAATTTCTTGTGAATACTTGAACTTCTCTAGTTCCAATTCATAGAAGTATGGAACCTTCCGGCCCAACATGAAGAAGTCTTTGGTCTGATTGGTGAACTTAATCTCAAACAATTCTCCGGTACCATTGAGGAACGGAATATAGATTAAGTCACCTTCTTGTGGCCGAGTAACAACACCGTATTGTAAATTTGGTGTTTCAACTTTCTGAGGCACACGCTGAGAGAATGTTCTTTTGGAAACAATGACGCTAACATTGTTTTTAATTTCAAGTCCAAACTTGGAAAAGAACTCACGCTCACCTGCGTATTCTAGTGCATTAGACAGATAGAGTTCCAGCTGGAATGCTGCTTGAAAATGCTTGACAGGATCTTCACCATAGAGCAAGTCACGAGCTTCATTGTTGATATTTGGGAGATAGTACGCTTCAAAACCCATTATCTTAATGGATTCTACAATGAGGTCTTCAATTACCCTTTGCTCAGGGAGACTTCCATAATTATTAAAATACTGTGATACGGCCATGGTTCATTCCTTTTTATTAGTTCATGAACCATTCTAGCGGCGCACCGTAATTTGTTTCCATTTCCTTTTCTAAGCGCTCAATCTCCTCACAAGCTTCAGTATAGATTGTCTTACCATCCAGCGTAACACCGCCTGGCAGCTGGAGACCGGCAAACTTGGACAAATTATTACCCCAAGTCCGCTTGATTAAAGCGGTGCAATATTCTTTCATCCAACGATCCGACCACACCAAATGATAAACATCCGGATTAATCAGAGCATAGGCCTCAGATACCACAACTTGACCTACCGGAGCCTCATAATCACCCCAAGCCCAATCAATGTATAACCTTTGCATATGTCTTTGGAAACGAATAGGAACTTCTCCAGTAAACATAATCTCTAAGGAACGAAGATGCTGTTGAGTGAGTGTATAATTGATGTAGGACGCACTGGTAAAATCATACAATTCGTTGAGTCTCAGTTGGTACCGGAGGTCAAACATATTGATGTTGGCTTGGGAGTCTGAAAGTGGAAATATGCGAGTGATACCGGCTAACTCAATAGCGTTACCATCTCCGTCTACCGCTTGAGTAGCGTCCAGGTATTTGTTATCTACATCAGTTTGAGTGATGTAGTGTACCCAATAGACCTTTTGAAGTCCATCAAAGTGGTAGTCTTGCCAGTATTGCAATGCGTCATCTATTCTGTCTTGAACCTGCTGGTCATCTACGTTGATTTCAATTACAGGAAAGCCTAACCGTCTTAAACAGTAATCCGTAAATTCTTGGCGATTGTTAATAGTCGCCATAATTTTATCCTAAAGCGATAGAGAGTGCCAGACCAGAAGCGACTGCAGCTTGAATTGCTTGATAAACAGCATTTGATGTTGCTGCATTAGCACTAGAAGTAGAAGTAATAGAATCACTAAGCGTAATAGAGCTACCACCGGTGGAGATTGGGCTACCATTAGCAGCGTAATACAGACCATTGGTGTAAATCTTATCCGAGTATACGTTACCGGTTACACCTAAACCACCAGCTACCGTCAACGCACCAGATGTATTGGAACTTGAAGCAGTATTGGCCGCATTAAATGTAGACACCACATTGGATGCCATGTAACCACCAGAGAATACTTTTACAACTGTACCAGGTGTGTAAGTACCAATCAGAATATTGGAACCATTTGAATACAGATAACCGTCACCAGGATTAGCAGCAGTAAATCCATTTAGCACCACATTGTATGAGGCGCTTGTGATACCCATATCAATGTAGTTATTGCTATCAGTACCTTTGTTGTTATACAGAGCTAAGTCTGTAGAACCGTTTGATGTATTGGCAAAGTTTTGTACAGCAAGTTGAACTGATTGGTCAGTATTTGCTGTAAACAATCCCATTGAATACAGGTGATTGAATGTATTAGCAAGGTCACCAGCAGTAGAACTTTGTGTTACGATTACATTGGAAGAACCACCTGTAATCTGTAACGAACCGGTCATTGTATCGCCAGTTTTTGCTACCTTATTATTGGCATATAATGAAGCTGAAGCGGCATTGTTGATTGCTGTGTTGGCGTAAAGACTTGCACTGGCAGCATTATTAATACCGGTATTGGCAAATATAGCAGTAGAGTTACCTTGATTGTATGCAGCCTGCGCTAGAGTGATACCAGTATTTGCATATTGGCTGGCACTAGCAGCATTGTTGATACCTGTATTTGCATATTGGCTAGCTGATGCCGCATTATTCAGAGCAGTATTAGCGTAAACAGAAGTACTGTTGTGAGCATTATAAACAGACTGTGCTAATGTAATACCGGTATTGGCATATTGACTTGCTGAAGCGGCATTATTAAGTGCTGTGTTGGCTACTGTAGCGGTACTATTACCTTGATTAAATGCAGCCTGTGCCAGAGTAATACCGGTGTTAGCATATGTGGATGCTGAGGCTGCGTTATTGATACCTGTGTTAGCGTATGTAGCGGTAGAGTTACCTTGGTTAAATGCAGCTTGTGCTAGTGTGATTCCGTTATTAGCATACAAGCTAGCCGAGGCAGCATTATTGATACCAGTATTTGCGTATAAAGAAGCAGAGTTAGCGGCATTCCAAGCAGCCTGACCAATAGCACCATTTGATGCAGCTTGTGTTCTTGTAGCAATGTAATCTGTTGAAGTACCAGTATTGATTTCCCAAGCCTGTTGTGCTTCATTCCAAATGATTGCTGCGTTGGCTGATGAACCACGATTGATTGTTATATAAGCATTTTGTGTTGGTGCTAAAGTAGAACTTAATGAAGCATTCAGAATAATATTGTTATTCTCTACATCCAAATTCTGAACATTAGCATGGAATGCTGTACCAGTAACAGTCAAGTTACCAGTGATTGTGGTGTCACCTGTAATTGTACCACCAGAAGAACTAAACTTAGAGTTAGCAACTGTAGCAGTACTGTTCTGTGCATTGTAAGCAGCTTGTGCTAAAGTCAATGCAGTATTGGCATATGTACCAATTGAAGAAGTTACTGTATTCTGATAGTTGTCAATGTTTTGTAAAATACTTACATTGGAACTTAAATATGTCAGAGCATTATTAGCATACAGAGAAGCAGATGCCGCATTGTTAATACCGGTGTTGGCGTATTGGGATGCTGAAGCAGCATTATTAATTGCTGTATTAGCATACTGTGATGCTGAGGCTGCATTGTTTAAAGCAGTATTGGCAACAGTAGCAGTACTATTTTGAGCATTATAAGCAGCTTGTGCCAATGTGATACCAGTATTTGCGTAAGTAGAAGCAGATGCTGCGTTATTAATACCTGTATTGGCATAAAGACTGGCTGAAGCAGCATTGTTTAATGCCGTATTGGCTACTGTAGCAGTTGAGTTGCCTTGATTGTATGCAGCCTGTGCTAAAGTGATACCAGTATTAGCGTATAATGAAGCAGAAGCAGCATTATTGATACCTGTATTGGCGTAGACAGCGGTACTATTGCCTTGATTATAAGCAGCTTGTGCAATAGTTACGCCACTATTAGCATAACCTGATGTACTGTTTGCCGCATTGAAAGCTGCTTGAGCTAATGTGATACCGGTATTGGCATATTGGCTAGCTGATGCTGCGTTATTAATGCCTGTGTTGGCATATTGAGAAGCAGAAGCGGCATTATTAATACCTGTATTAGCATACAAAGAAGCACTAGCTGCATTATTTAAAGCAGTATTAGCGTAAACAGAGGTGCTATTATGAGCATTATAAACAGACTGCGCTAATGTAATACCAGTATTAGCATAAGTGCTAGCTGAGGCGGCATTATTAATTGCTGTGTTAGCAACAGTATCTGTTAATTTAGGCGCTGTGTTAGCTGCATTCGTTGCATCTGTGACAATTTTTTGTTGTGCAGTATTGTACCACGATGGCATCGTGGTAGATGTGGTGGAGGTATTTGAAAGTAAACTATTTAACCCAGCCATTATGCTACCCCTTTTAAATAATCCAATGGGTGTTTACTATCAGGAGGCAACTCATCCGGACTGTTTGATTGTTTGTGTTTTCTAACAGTTTTTAACATGTGATCCAAGGCATGAGATCCAGCATCACTGCTGCCATTACCTAACGCAGATACAACATCCGCAGGAATTACAAACTCGCCGGTTGCTAACATGGCTGGAACACTATCTGATGTACCGTTGCCGCCGCCCTTAACAAAAGCGTGTTGCAAACCACCTTCACTATAAAATTCTGGTTCGTGTTCCGTTTCACCACCTTGGGCAAAGTGAGGGAAGTCTGCAAAATTACCAAAGTCACCTTCTAAGTCACCCATAGAATGTCCATGAATGTACTGGGCAGGAATTGGTTCGTGAACCTGATGTCCTGAGGCGTAACCTAAAACTGGGTTTGTAAAATCACCAGCGAGTTTAAGGTTTGATGCATCACCCTTAACAACCTGTGGTTGTAGGTCAGGGATTGGGGATCCGTTGTTTGATCCATAAGCACTTCCGGTACTGCTAGGATATGAACTAGTTCCAGATGACCCACCACCACCACTAGATGATCCATCGGGTGCCATCATATTACCAACCACGGAAGAGGCTAGGGCACCACCTACGGCTCCTGCAACCCCACCACCAATTGCGCTTGATACTAAAGCTCCTGCTACTACGGCCATAATTATTCCAATACTATCGAGTAATGTTTTTCAAAATATTTTGCACCCAATCTTTCTAGCAGAACACCATGATCTATTGTGGCGGTGACTGGAAGCGTTATGAGTTGCGGATTATGTTTTTTAATTTCGTCTATAGTCCACTTTAAAAATTTAAAAGCGAACGTCCCTTTTCTATATTCAGGGGCAATGTACAATGACTGCGCTGTTGCTACTAAGGATGTTTTGTAAAATAAATGTTTACTTATCATCCAACACTGAAACCCAACAAAACTATCATCGTCTTTAATGACATGGAACTCTACCATTCCAAGTCTTTCTAATTCTTTAAACATCTCTACATGGATGTCTAATTTTAAGATACCTTTGTCAACCACCAACTCGTCATACTGCC